ACCAGAAATTTTTGATAGTCACTCCTTTGTTTCTAGGGTGTTGCATCGAGATTTTCGCCAAAACATTCGTTTTCAGGACAACTTTCCAACCACCTTATTCCAAAAGGTTTTCCCGGACAACTTTTTTATGAAGCCTGAGGAAGCTCCGGGGCAAACCATAAAAACAGCCCCCTTCCTCACGGTTGGGGGCTGTTTCGTTACAATGCCTCAATGGTGTCCATCATCCACAGGATTTCATGTTTCGTAGCCTGTCCCATGAAGAGGAAAGGCAAGGCGTCGCGGGTAAGGTGGAAGAACCGTTGCCGCTTCCCGGCGGGGCTGATCTGCGCGTCCGGGGTGAAGGCTGTTGCCGCGAAGTCCGGCGGGAGGATGGACCGAACCCGGTCTATATCCCGTATGAGCTTGGAATGCTTGCGCTGCATTCCCTTGGCTACGTCGAGGGTGGTGAGCATATCCGCCTCCTACCGTGCGTTCATGGCGCGGGCAGAAGCCAGCAGGAGCATTGCAGGGTTGTGCCTATCGGGAAGCGATTCGGCAAACGAGGAGAGGCTTTCGATCAGGCGTTCCGAAAGGAATCTGTCAAATTGCCCACGGATGGTCATGTCCGAGAAGGGTGCCGTTCCCTGCCCCAGTGCGGCCCGTTGTTCGAGCTGGACAAGAACAGGGGTACCAAGCTGATAGAGCCGACCCCAAAAAAGCTGATAGCTACGGCGGTAGGTCTGCTGGAAGGTACGGATGTCCTCCGCCAGCCGGAGGAAGGGTGTCTCGTCAAAGCGGGGCGGCGTCGGGGGAATCGCGGCCTCAGCCGTGGGGATGGCGCTGATGGCACGGACACTGACGGCAAGCAGGAACTCGCGGGCATCTGGCATGAGCCGGGTGGGAAGCTGCTTGTATTCGGCAATCCTGAAGTGACGGTTGAACTTCGCCCATATCTCGGCGCGGGCCTTTCCCTGCACCGCCGCCGGGTAGGTGGAGAGCTTGGCGTCCACAATCAGCTTGAGTTCCGCGCGTTCCGCCGCGCTGATTAGCTCGTCGTTGAGCGTCACAGGCTCGGCAACGGGCACCCTGTCGCCGTACTGCTCGATGACATCAAGGCACCACTTGCGAAACGCCTTGGCAACGGGCGTCCGGGCGAACATCGCGAGGAGGTGGCAGCCGCGCAGGGAGAAGATGCGGGTTTCCTGCGGGCCGCCCTCCGTCGGGAGAGTGACCACGGCGGTCATTGCGGGGGTGAATTCGTCGGCGTGGCGGGTGTAGAGCTTACGGATGGAAACATCAGCGTTTTCACCGTATCCAAGGGCCGTACCAATTTGGTACCCCCTTACCCAAGGCTGCGAATTTTGAGGGATTACATCAAATTGAACATCGTTGAAGCAAAGAGACTGAGACATGTGCCACTCCTGTTTGTTGGAATTGGCACCGCCTACGAATGACGATGCCGGGTGTTCGTAACCGCCAAACAGGAGCGGCTGCCCGCCTTTAGGCCGAAGCCTTGGACATATCGGGCACACCCGGCATCGAGAAGATGCAAGTATAGCAAAAAACCGCAGTCAAAAAGAGTCTTGACTTTGGCAAAAGGGCACAAAAAGAGCCATACTGTCGGGTCCGCCTGTTTGAGGTGTTACGAGCACCGTGAAAGGACAACGCCATAAATTTGTGAAAATGTCAATACTTACTTACTGAAAGAGCCTATTACAGCCAGTAACGGTACTCCCCATACTTTCTTATGGGTTCTTCCGGCTTCATAAAAAAGTTGTCCGGGAAAATCTTTTGGAATAAGGTGGTTGGAAAGTTGTCCTGAAAACGAAGGTTTTGGCGAAAATCTCGATGCAACACCCTAGAAACAAAGGAGTGACTATCAAAAATTTCTGGTTATCCGCCGCGTAGGCGGTTTAGAAGCGAAACGATGCGCGTTGATTATCCTCGTCCGCGTTATCCGCCGCGTAGGCGGTTTAGAAGCAGCCGACCAGCGGATGATCAAGGTGGAGTTGGTTATCCGCCGCGTAGGCGGTTTAGAAGCCCGAAGAGGCGTCCCTGGAAGAAGGATGGGTTATCCGCCGCGTAGGCGGTTTAGAAGCGATACCGCAACCGTCCGGGATGCTGTGGAACGTTATCCGCCGCGTAGGCGGTTTAGAAGACTCAAGAGACAGGCCAGCGCAATCACGGCGAGTTATCCGCCGTGTAGGCGGTTTAGAAGTTCCGCCGCGATAGTGCGCTGGGTCGTGCAGCGTTATCCGCCGTGTAGGCGGTTTGGATTGTCAAAAGCTCCGGCCTCATTCAGCAGCCGGGGCTTTTGTTTTGGAACTTGTTCAGGGTGAGGTAGACGCCGATTCCCGTCTATCCTCACCCTATGGCATACCTCCTTCCTCTCACATCGGACGGCGAGCGCACGTTTTCCGTGGTGCTCGGCTCCAACACCTATTTTTTCCGCTCATACTATGTGCGCGGGCAGGAATCCGCATGGCTGCTCGACATTTCCGACGCTGGCGGCTCTATGCTGGCGTCCGGGGTGAAGCTGGTCCCGGGGAGCCCGAACTGCCTTGCGGGCTATGGCGACGCCTTCAACGGCGAGAACATCGTGGTGGCCCTCTCGCGGGGCAGGCCCGGAGACGAGGAGGCCCCCGGCGATACGCTCAACGTCCTGTGGTTCCCGGAAGGGGAGGAATCCCCGTTCACGCTCGGCGATCCGATGGAAACGCTCGGCGAAGCGATCCGGCTTGCGGGGGAATAATGGCCGCTGAAAAGAAAAGCTCCACGCCGAACCGTCCGTTCCTGCGGCGCATCGTCGTCACGCTCGGCCCGCTCGAAGAGTGGCGGGGCAAGAGCAAGGGCGAGATTGTGCAGTTCAAGAGCGACGGGACGCTTGAGGGCCTGCGGGTGACGGGCACGTTCCAGAAGACGCTCATGGGGATGCCGCAGCCGTCGCAGATTTCCATCTATAACCTCTCCCGCGATACCCGGAACGCCATCAAGGGGAGCCTCACCAAGATCACGGTCGAGGCGGGGTGGAACAATACCGACCTGCGCAAAGTCTTTCAAGGCTCGATCATGTCCTCAAGCTCGGAGCGGAGCGGGCCGGACATCGTGACCAAGCTGGTGGCCCTGCCGGGGTATGGTTCGCTCGTGCGCGGCGTCAGTTCCGTGACCTTCGGCGCGGGCACGCCCGTGAGCGTCGCGGCGCGGAAGCTGGCGTCCGATCTGCCGGGGATGACGGTGCAGGGCGGGAATTTTCAGGGGGTCTCCGGGAATATCGGGCCGCGCGGGTGGAGCTACGCGGGCGCGACGAAAGACGGCCTGACCCGGCTCGGCGAGGAACACGGCTTCTCGTGGAGCGTGCAGGACGGCGAGGTGACGGCCATCGGGGACAGGTTCATGCTCGGCAGCTACGTCGAGCTGAACGGCGAGAACGGCGGCCTGATCAGCATCGCGCCGACGCTGACCGGGCCGATGCAGATCCAGTCCGGGGTGAAGATCAAGGCCCTCTACGTTCCCGGCATCAGCGCTGGGCACTCCATCAAGGTCAACAGCACGCTCAATCCCCGCTTGAGCGGCACGTATCGCATCCACACCATGAGCATCAATATCGACGCATACAGCGAGGCGTGGACGATGGACATTGAGTCCTTCCGCTTCCCGCCGGGGAAAAAGTGATGGCAGACTACTCCGTTACGTCTGAATCCGAGAATTTGCGCCTCCAGATGCGGCGCATGATGGACGGCCTGCACGTCGCCATGCCCGCCAAGGTGCTCGCCTTCCAGCCGGGGCCGCCCGTCCGCGTCACCGTGCAGCCCACGACGCAGATGAAAATCACGCTGGGCGAGGAAGTCAGCTACCGGAGCCTGCCGCAGCTCTCCGGGGTGCCCGTCGTGCTGCCGTTCGCGCAGACGGCGGGCTTTCTGCTGACCGTCCCCATCCAGCCGGGGGACACCGGGCTGCTCGTCATCCCGGATCGCGGCCTCGACAACTTTTTGCGGGCCGGGGACGTGGCGGCGCCGCCTTTTTACGGCGACCCGACGTTGATACAGCCGCGCGGCCACAGCCTCACGGACGCCATCTTCATTCCCGGCCTGTCGTCCGACGCCGTGGAGATCGCCGACTACAGCACGGAAGCCATCGAGCTGCGGGACAGGGAGCGCAAAAGCTACATCAGCCTCGGCCCGGACGGGATCACGATGACGGACGGAACGGCGGTCATGAAGATGAGCGGCGGGAAGCTCGAAACCACGGCTCCGTCCGGTATTGCCATGCAGACCGACGCGCAGTGTACCGTCAGGAGCCAGAACATGGACCTGAGCGGAGAGGGGAACACCTTTTCGGGAAACTGCCGCTCCACGAACGGGACGTTCACCGACAAGGACGGCGTGGTGCTCGGCACCCATACGCACGAAGGCGTGCAGACTGGCGACGGGACGACGGGCAGCCCTGTAAAATGAAAAGGCCCCGGGCGGGGCCTCTTGCGGGTTACATATAGGCTTGCGCCGCCCGAACAAGGAATGCCGAGCGGGTCATGCCGCGGGCCTTTGCCGCCCTGTCGATCCGGTTGCGGAGGTAGAGCGGTACGGTGATGTTGACCGGGACGGCTTTCTTTTCGAGGAAGTCGAAGTTCACGTCCACCAGCACCACGGCCCCGCCTTCCGCGTCTTCCGAGGCAAGCACGCTCTCCAGCGGAGAGGGATCGGGAAGGCGTTCGACCTCTTCACCCTCGTAAAAGGTTTCAATGGCGTCCTGCACG